CCACGGCCTGCAAGTCCTGCCAGACCTTGAACGCGGCATCCTCGATGCGGTCGCGTTCCTCGACCCGCGCGGTCAGTTCGCTCAGTGCGTCGGTCATCGTGTCCTCCTGTCAGGCAGATTGCTCAACCGGCGCTTCGTGGCCGGTCGGGATTGCGGGGTTCGCGTCGATGATGGCGAGGACGAGCGCAAGGTTGTGGTCGGCCCATGCGAGCGCATGGTTGTCCATCATGGCGACCCACTCGCGTCCTGCCGGGGTGGTCCACTTGCGCCACTTCTCGATAGCGTGGCGCTGGCACCCGATTTGGAGCGTGTCGGCGGTGTAGCCGATAGCCCATCGGTCGATCTGCATGGTGCGCAGTTCACGCATGTTACCCTGGCAGAGAAGGTCCGCCCCGCTCAGGTCCGCCCCGCGCAGGTCCGCCCCGAACAGGTCCGCCCCGCTCAGGTCCGCCCCGAACAGGTCCGCCCCGCTCAGGTCCGCCGGTTTGCCGCCGTCACCGCGCAGCCATTTGACATGGGCGTCTAGCGTGGCCCTAAGTTCGTCGGGTGTCATCGTGTCCTCCTGCGGTCTGTCCGCGTGGTATGGGAGGATATTCGCAAATGCGAACACCGCTGGCAAGAGAAATCTTCGCGATGGCGAATATTCATGCTCGCTATAGCATAGCGGCGCCCGGCGAAGTAGACTTCATCTTCGGGACGACTGCGGAACACAAGGGGAACGAAGGATGCGGGCTGATGAACTAGCCGAACGCCTTATGCACCTTACGCGCGAGCGGGCCGCGGAAATTGCGGCGCTCGTCAGGGAGAGCGAAGGAGGTCCAGAATCGCCTTCCGGCGCGCTTCCGATGTCTGCATCAGAAGAAGCAGCGCCTCGATCTCGGGTGGAACCGTCTCACCAATAAGGACGTAAGCTGGACTGACGTTCAGGGCTTGGCATATCGCCAGCAGCTTCTCGACGGTCGGGTCCTTCCCGTCTTTCAGGACGCCGTGAACGTAGTTCGCGCCCAGTTTCGCCTTAAGCGATACTGAGCGCATCGTTTCGCCCCGTTCCTCGATGGCCGCTGCCAGCCTGTCGCGCCACGTCCCCATGGCGAAAGCTATAACGGACGCCTCTTCGCCCCGCACGTCCGCGATAGAGTTCTTGACCGCGTTCGCTATCGCGAATAGTTTATCCGACATGGGCAGCTCGCAAGAACTCCTTCTCGACATCGAGGCGTTCCTTGCCGAGACCGGCATGGGGCCAACTTACTTCGGAAAGCGGGCGTGCGGGAACGCATCCCTCGTGCCGCGCCTGCGTGACGGTAAGTCGGTTCAACTCGAAACTGCCGAGAAGGTTCGCGACTTCATCGCATCGACCCCTGTGAAGGGGCGCGAGGTCGCGGGATGACGGGGGAAACACACAACGAAAACTCCGGGCCGCTCAAATCGACTGCTCGGTCGTTTTCGCCTGTTGATGTGCACCCTAGCACAGAAAGCCGTGAAGGTCCCGTTATTTCGGCGTCAAAATCGCCGCGGCGCGTAGTCCCTCGCAACAATGAACCGGCCCTTCGGTTCTTTGTTCCCGTCATCGAACCCCTGCGCGACATGCCTGTCCTCCCAATGGACGCGCGCAGGCAACTCCCCCGGTCGCGCTTGGTGGCAAGGCCGGGGGCCCTCTCATTCCTTCGGCGCGGGCTCACTCCCCCCGCATCGAGCAGGCGGCGGCTGACAGGCACCCACACAGCCGCCGCCAACCTCGCGGGGGCGGCATGAGCAAGAACCTCCAGATCCTCGCTCGTCTCAAGCAAGGCCGCGCTCTGACACCGCAGGAGGCTCTCCGCGAGGTCGGATGCTTCCGCCTCGGCGCCCGCATCCATGAGCTCAAGGAGCAGGGCTGGCCGATCCAGCGCGAGCTTGTCGAGGTCGAGGGCCACCACGGCCACGCCCGCGTCGCCCGCTACTCGCTCCCGCAGGATCGGAAGGCTTGGCCGGAGGGAAGGGGATGAAGTTCTACGCCGGCATCTTCCACCCGCATCGGGCGGACGTGGTGCCGCGGGCCTTCGTGTCCGTCAACGTGCTGCGCAAGCGGCGCTCGTTCTTCCCTGTCCACGAATGGATCATGGACAGCGGCGCGTTTACGGAGATTGCCACCTACGGGCGCTATCGGCACGGGGTGGAGGAGTACGCAGCAGAGATCAACCGCTGGAAGTCGTGCGGCAACCTCGTTGCGGCGGTGGCTCAGGACTGGATGTGCGAGCCTTTCATCGTGGCGAAGACCGGACTTTCCGTCGCTGAGCATCAGGCCCGCACGATCGAACGCTACGACGCGCTGAAACCGCTGGTGCCGGATGTCTACATCATGCCGGTGCTGCAAGGTTTTCAGCCATTCGAGTACGTCGACCACATCAGGGCCTACGGCGACCGGTTGGCGTATGGCGCGTATGTCGGCGTCGGGTCTGTCTGCAAGCGCAACGGCAAGCCGCGGGCGATCCTGTCGGTGCTGGACGCGATCCTTGGCGAACGCCCCGATCTGAAACTGCACGGGTTCGGCCTGAAGATTACCGCGCTTCGCTCCTCGGCGATCGTCTCTCGCCTCTACAGTGCGGACAGCATGGCTTGGTCTTTCGCTGCCCGGAAAGAGGGGCGCGACCAGAATGATCACGGGAACGCCGCCGCCTTCGCCGACCGAGTGGCGGCGATTGCCGGAACAAACGGTGCGTGGCTCCAAGCGGAGATGTTCGCATGACCACCGCCACCCTCAACCCCGACAGCACCTTCACCATCTCCGGTCCTCCCGGCGTCGGTCTCTACATCGCCACCTTCCCGCTCTCCCGCTTCGACTCCTGGCTCGCCTTCTACCGCCGCATGGAGAAGAAGCGCCCGCAGTTCTACGCCGCCGACGTGGCTGCGCTCGAGGCCATAGAGCCCGAGGTGCGCAAGGCGCTCGAGGTGGCGGGATGAGGCTCCGCGCGAAGGTAGACGCCAACCAAGGCGATATCGTCCGCGAGCTTCGCCGCGCCGGGTGCAGCGTCGTGAGCCTAGCAGCCGTTGGGAAGGGCGTTCCAGACCTCCTCGTGGGTGTCCGTGGCCGCAATTACCTGTTGGAGGTGAAGGACGGCGCCAAGCCGCCCTCCGCACGCCGCCTGACGCCAGATCAGCGGCAATGGCACCTCCTTTGGGCGGGCCAGGTGCTGACCGTGACGAGCGCCGAAGATGCGCTGCGGCAGATCGGGCTCATCGAGATCATCCCCTCCGTGGTGATGATCGAGGTCAAGGGGACCATCAGATGACTTGGAAGCACATCGGGGACATCGCCGCCGATCTCGCGCGGCGCGTAGGGGAAAGGGTCGCACATGACGATCTACACGATGCAGGGAATGGACGATCCGATCCCGCACAACGTCGAGGCGGAGCAGCAACTCCTCGGGGCGATGCTCCTGCACGAGGAAGCGATCGGCAAGGCGTCGTCGATCCTCGAGACTGAGGATCTCGCCGACCCGGTGCACGCCACCATCTTCGACGCCATCCTCGCCAAGCACGAGCGGGGCGAGATGGTTTCGCCGATTACCGTAAAGGGCGCGCTCCTGCACGATCCCGGCCTACGCGAGCTTGGCGGGCCGTCGTACCTTGCGCGCCTCGCCGGCTCCGCCGTGTCGCCGGGGCACGTCGCCGATTACGCGCGCCTCATCAAGGACGCCGCGCACCGTCGCCTCGCGCTCCAGGTTCTCCGCGACGCGCAGGCCGCACTCGTGAAAGGCGCAGAGGCCACGGGCGACGTCATGGGGCGGCTCGAGGCGGCTCTCGTCTCCCTCACCCCTGCCGACACCAAGCTCCGCCCGAGAAGCTTCCTGAGCGCCTCCACCGAGGCCATCAAGCAGATGCAGTCCGCGCACCGCGGCGACGCGATCGCGGGCATCGTGCCGCCCTGGCATCAACTCTCCCGCATCATCCCCGCCTTCCGGGCCGGGGACATGGTGGTCATGGGCGGCAGACCATCAATGGGGAAAGCGCAGCCGCTTGACGAGCCTGTGCTTTTGGCGAGCGGGCAATGGCGGAACATGGGAGAGCTGCGCCTCGGTGACGCGCTCGCGTCGCCCGATGGAGCGCCTTCACGAGTCGTCGGAATATACCCCCAAGGCCGCCGCCCGGTCTTCCGCGTGACATTCAGTGATGGGCGTGCCGTTCGATGCTGCGGCGAGCACCTCTGGGAGGTGCATAGTTCCAGGTTCAAGGGCGCGCGAGTCGTCGATACGGTGACGATGAAGGAAATGATCGGCCGGGAACGGTATCGCCGTCGTCTCTCGGTCCCGTTGGTGTCCGGGCACTTCGGGCGCGCAGACGACCTGCCCGTCGATCCTTGGCTTCTGGGCGTTCTGATCGGGAACGGCAACTTGACCAATGGCACCCCGCGCGTTTCCCTCGCTGACGCGCGAACACTATGGCAGGTCAGGGAGGTTATCGGCGAAGCGCATCGCATCACGGCGTGCGGTGATTACGACTACACGATCGCGGGCAACGGCGGTGCCAACGAGGTGACGGCAGGGCTCCGCGCGCTTGGGCTCATGGGAAAAAGGTCAGAGGAAAAGCGTATTCCTTCGGCTTATCTACAGGCTACCTATCCCGCCCGCCTAAATCTTCTGCGCGGCCTTCTGGACACCGATGGCTGGGTCGAAACATTCGGCGCAATCCGGTATTCGACGAGCAGCTCCGGCCTGGCGGAAGACGTGGCCGCTTTGGTGCGCTCCCTTGGCGGCGTGTGCTCCATTGCGGTGAAGGCGCCGAAATTCACGCACAAGGGAGAGCATAGGGACGGTCTCCCGCATTGCGTGCTGAATATCCGCCACGACCGCGGCGAGGAGATGTTCACGCTTCTGCGCAAGAAGCGTCGCTGCCAGCGTCAGAAGCAGGTTCTCTTGACGGTCGCGTCTATCGAGCCGGATGGGGACGCGGAGGTGCAGTGCATCGCGGTTTCGCACCCGTCGAGATTGTATGTCACGAGCGGCTATACGTTGACGCACAACACGGCCATCGCGCTCTCAATGGCGACGGCCGCGGCGCAGGCCGGGCATCCCGTCGTCATCGCGTCGCTCGAGATGACGCCCGAGGACATGGCGATGCGCGCCCTGTCCGAGGCGACGAGCGAGGCCGGCGAGGCGGTGCCCTACACGTCGATGTCGGATGGCTCCATGACCGAGCGCCAGTTCCGCCACACGGTCGAGGTCTGGCGCTCCCTTGAAGGCCTGCCGATCACCTTCCTCTCCGAGGACTTCCGCAAGCCGGGGCAACTCATCGCTGGCGTGAAAGCGGCGCTCAAGCAGATGGGACCGATGGGCGGCAAGACGCCCCTCATCGTGATCGACTACATGCAACTCCTGCAAGGGCAGGGCCGCGACCTCCGCGAGCAGATCACCGACATCTCCAAGCAGATGAAGTACCTTGCTCGCTCGCTCAACGCGGTCAACCTATCGCTCTCGCAACTCTCCCGCGCCGTCGAGCAGCGGCAGGACAAGCGCCCCATGCTCTCCGATCTCCGCGAGACGGGCCAGGTCGAGCAGGACGCCGACGCCGTGATCTTCTGCCACCGCCGGGACTACTACCTCGAGCGGGAGCAGCCCGACGTGTCCGACGCGGAGGCGTTCGGCCGCTGGCAGGAAGAAATGGAGCGCGAGCGCGGCAAGCTGGAGCTCATCGTCGCCAAGCACCGCCGCGGGCCGATCGGCGTCGCCCGGATGCGGTTCTACCCCGCCTGCAACCGGGTCTGGGAGGACTGAATGAGCGAAGCGCCGTTCATCAACTTCTACACCTCGGACTTCCTTGCGGGGACCGGCGGCATGACGGCCGCGACTAAGGGCGTCTACATCACGCTCTTGTGCCTGATGTACGAGTCCGAGAAGCCGCTTTCGCAGAGCCGAGACGCTCTCGCGCGACGGTGCGGCTGCACGGTCTCGTCGTTTGAGAAGGCTCTCGCGGCGCTGGTCGATGACGGCAAGATGGAGGTCCGGTCGGACGGCATATGGTCGGCCAAGTGCGAAAAACACATCACCGCACGTCGCGAGCGGCGCAGCAGCGCGAAGGCCGCTGCGGAAAAACGCTGGCAAAAAATCGAGGAAAAACAGGGCAACGCTGATGCGCGCGCACATAATCCGCAATGCCAACCAGAACCAGAACCAGAGATAGAGAAGACCCCCCCTACCCCCCAGGGGGATGATCCGCCTGCGGCGGATCGTGGTCCGTCCTTCGCAGAGTTCTGGGATCAATGGCCGCTTCGGAAGCAGTCGAAGCCAGCCGCGGAGTCGGCGTTCAGGCGGCTCTCAGCGCAGCACAAGATCGCAGCCGTCGCCAACGCCCGAAGGTGGGGCGAGACCTGGCGCAAGGAGCACCCCGACCTCAACGACATTCACCCGGCCACGTACCTCAACAAGCGAAGATGGGAGGATGAGGGCGCGCCTGCGCCCCGCTCGGCGCCGTCTGGCCCCGACACATGGAGGCCCGACGCCGTGATCCCCTCGCAGATGTTCACGCCCCTTGTCCCGCCACCGAAGAGGAGGACCGCATGAGCGACAGCCACTTCGCCCGCCGCTGCCGGGAGCGCGGCATCGCCTCAGTCCCCGGCAACATCCTCGCCGCGTGGCTCATGCAGGGCATCCGCGACAGGGACGAGAACATCGCCCGCTTCGTTCGCCGCATGGATGATGAATGCGACCTCTACCGATTCATCGTCCCCGAGGGCGTCTTCTACTGCGTCGCCGGCGCCGATCACTGGCCGCGCACCCTCTACACCCAGGAGATGAAGCGCAAGTTCGACAAGGCCCGCAAGTCCGAACGCTACCGCCGCAGCCGGGCAGGGCAGAAGACATTCATCAGGTTCCGCGATGATCGAAAGGTGCTGGCTTGATAAACCTCCGCCAGAAGCGAAAGGCCAAGGTCACGATCGAGCGCGCGGTCGCCTACATCATCGCGCACCCGAACGCCACCTATGCCTCCGTCTCGGCACAGTTCCACGTCTCCATCAACCAGCTGCGCGCCCGCATCAACTACCGCTTCGGCTCCCTCAACAACGCCCGCACCTTCGGAGACGCTCGCATCCGCCTATGGGATCGCCCATGTATCGCCTGCGGAAACACCGACCCTCGCCCCCACGGCCTCTACCGCTGCGAGACATGCCGCATCGAAGCCTCGAAACTGCACGACGGAGTAGTCTGACATGAGCGATGACATTCCGAACCTCCCCGCGCGACAGGCACGCGAGGCATCCGTCATCTACCCGGACGAGGTATGGGCCGAGCTCCTGCTTCAACTCATGAACGGGCTGACGCTCCGCGAGGCGTGCAAGATCGAAGGGATGCCGACCGAGGCGATGGTCCGCAAGCGCGCAGTCGAAGATCCGAGCGGTTTTGGTGCGCACTACACACGTTCTCGGGAGATCGGCTACCTCGGCATGGCCGACGAGATCCTCGAGATCGCCGACAACGGGTCGAACGACTGGATGAAGCGAAACGACCCCGAGAACGAGGGCTACGCCTACAATGGCGAGCATGTCATGCGCTCCCGCGTCCGCATCGACACCCGCAAATGGCTCCTCGCCAAGGCGCTCCCGAAGATCTTCGGCGACAAGGTGGATCACCAGCACTCCGTCGAGCGCGTCGAGCGGATCGAGATGACCTTCGTGGAGAAGCGCCTCCCGTGATCCTGCGCTCGCAGACGCCCGCGGTCTTCCGGCCCCTCTGGGAATCGGATCGCCGCTACCTCGGCGCATGGGGCGGTCGAGGCTCGGGCAAGTCATGGGACCGCGCGCTTCATGCCGTGGTGCGGATGGAGCGAGAGCCCGCCCGCGTCGCCTGCGTCCGTGAGGTGCAGAAGTCCCTCAAGGACTCGGTGCATCAGTTGATGGTCGACACGATCCAGCGCGAGAACCTCGGCGCCCGCTTCGACATCACCGAGAACAAGATCCAGAACATCGTCACCGGCGGCTTCGCTGTCTTCCTCGGCATGAAGGATCAGAACGCCGAGTCCATCAAGTCGCTCGAGGGCTTCGACGTGGCATGGTGGGAGGAAGCGCAGAACGCGAGCGAGCGGTCCATGCGGCTCCTGCGCCCGACCATCCGCAAGCCGCGCTCGCAGCTGTGGTTCACCTGGAACCCCGCGAAGAAGTCCGACCCGGTGGACAAGCTCATGCGCCAGTCGGGCGCCGCCGAGGCCGAGCGCACCGTGGTCAAGGCCAACTGGGACGCCAACATCTACTTCACCGAGGAACTCGAGCGCGAGCGTCGCATCGCCCTCAGTGAAGACCCCAAGCAGTACGCCCACATCTGGGAGGGCGCGTACGAGGACGAGAGCGACACCCAGTTCATCAGCGCGGGCGTGGTGCAGATGGCACGCAAGCGCGAGCCGATCTCGCAGATCGACGACCCGATGGTGCTCGGCGTGGACGTGGCGCGCTATGGCGACGACTCGACCTGCCTCCAGCCGCGCAAGGGCAACGACGCGCAGACCTACCCGCACGAGCGGCTCCGCGGCTTCGACACGATGCAGGTCGTCGGCCGCATCTCCGAGATGCACGCACGGCTCAACTTCGACATGATTTTCATCGACGAGACGGGCGTCGGCGCGGGCGTGGTCGACCGCTGCCGGCAACTCATGCTCCCGGTCATGGGCATCAACTTCGGCGCGGCCGCAGACGTTCCGGTGCAGGGCATCCCGAAGTGCGCGAACAAGCGGGCCGAGATCTGGGCGAAGGCGCGCGAGGCGATGCGGCGCGGTCTCGCGATCGCCGACGACGACGAGTTGGAGATGGACGCCACCGCGCCCACGTACCGCTTCGACGCGAACAACGCGATCCTCCTCGAGAAGAAGGAGGACATGAAGAAGCGGGGCGTGCGCTCGCCCGACCGCTTCGACGCGCTCGCGCTGACCTACGCCTATCCCGTCGTGCCGCGATCGATCGAGGAAATTCTGGCGGCGCAAGCGGACGAGGAGTACGATCCGATATTTTCGAGGAGGTGACGCATGGCGGCCTACGGCTACATCGCATTCCTGATCGGGTTCGTGATCTTCTTCTTCGGCCACAAGCGCGAGCGGTGGTTTCACGTCTCCATCGGTTTCCTCTTAGTGGGCATGGTTCTCGTCGGGGAGTAGCGTCAGAAAACCCCGTCTCCTCATCGGTATGCTTGCGCCGAACCTACCGGAGACGCGCATGTGCTCTGCACCGAAGATTGACGAGCCGATCCAGCGCCAGGCTGCGCTGCCCCCGACCTATCGCGAGGATAGCAAGTCCGGCGCCTCCCGTGGCCGCCGCGGCACCATCCTCACCGGCTCGGAAGGCGTCATGGACAGCCAGGTGCCGGCCCGCAAGACTTTGCTGGGACAATGACCTACCGGGATATCCCCCTCGAGGTGATCCCGGAGCTACTGGAGATCGACCTCGCCAACGCCCGTTTCTGGTGGCGGGAGCGGTCGCGAGCGATGTTCCAGGACGACGGTGATTGGAAGACGTGGAACAAGCGCTTCGCTGGAATTGAAGCTGGTCTGTCGCGGAACCCCAGCGGCTACAGGCAGATAACCCTGCTTGGGCGATCGGTCCCCCTGCATCATCTCGTATGGGCTCTGGCGCATGGCGCGTGGGCGCCGCAGGGGATGCCTCTCGACCACATCGACGGCAACAAACTGAACAATAGGCCAAGCAACCTGCGCCTTGCCACACCCTCGCAGAATGCGCGCAATCGTTCGGCGCAGGCCCAGTCATCCTCGCGGTTCCTTGGCGTCTCGCGCCGCACCAAGAAGCGCCGCTCCCCGGTCTACGAAGCGGTGATCTGGGCGGACGGCGAGCAGGAGTACCTCGGCCAGTACCCATGCGAAAAGGAGGCGGCGCTCGCCTACAACATCGCCGCCGCGCGCCTCCACGGCGACTTCGCCAAGTTCAACGAGGTCTTCGCCTGATGGTCAGCGACGAGAAACTCCGCAAG